GTGGTATTGTCACCATTACCATCATTGATACTGATGATGTGGTAAGTTAATATGTTTGTCAACACATCAAAGGAAACAATCATATCAAGTTTACCCGTGGCGCCAACTGGGAAGTTGGAGTCGTGGATAAACCAATAGATAGATTCTTTCTCTCCATCAGCAAGTGATCCTATGCATCTCGCATCTGCACTTAATGGCGTGCCATCTATGTAGGTCAACGCGGTCAAGGATACGTTACCCTTTGAGTTCTCTATGACACCTATTTCTGATTGCTCAGTAGATCCCATACGAATATTTAGAGCGTCAATATATTGACCATCAGGAATAAGTCGTTCATCAACGACCTTATTCATTTTACCTGCTATGAAATTCCTTGTAGTGTTCGCCATGTTACTTTATCCACTTGTCCATGCCACGAAGACTCATCAATAGTCTGCCGGGATGAATGTTGCTCAATCTTATTTTTGCGTTTCTAAGTAATGCGGACTTTTCTTTTCTTGCTCTAGCCACAACGTACTCTTGTACGCCCAACTTAGAACTGAGTATCTCGTACTGAATGTAGGCATACACATATTTTTCAAACAACTTATTCACAGTAATCAAAGAATCGTCGCCACCCTCCATGCCATCTGATACGTATTCAACAATACATTGTTGGTCTGACATGTCAGAGTTGAAATTGATTACGCCGGCCTTCTTGTCGATAGCGAATGTTGGGTTGAAGTTTGCTACCTCTGTTTCTAATCCAAAGCGTGCGCCGATGCCATAGTCAAAATACCAATTGCCATCAACGTTCCATCCGTATTGCCCGTCAAACATTCCGCCCGGATTCAAATAGATGTTCCTCTTGGTTCCCCTCAATCGCTCCATATCTATCTGAGAGTTCTGTGGCTCTAAGATATTACCGTTCTGATCGAATAGGATGTTGGCTTTATTATCTTGCAAGTATGCGCTAGAAGAGAGTATCTGAACGTTCTCTGTCATTGGTCTTAATAGACCATCTCTGAACAAAGAAATGCGTACCCAATTGACAAAATCGCTAGGGAGAATGTATCTTAAGTTGCTACCAACGGTGAGTTCAAGGACTTTAATTTCCTTGAATGCATCGTAGTTCAATTCTTGCACTGCTCTCTTTGCGTGGAATAGTATCCGATACCGCTCCTCGTTGTTGACTAGCGAGTGGTTGCCCGCATACATCAACTGAAAGTTCTTGACGATATCTTGCAGACTTACATATTGGTATGAGCCCCAGTTCTCATTCTCTGGAGTAGCACCATTGTTTTCGTAGTATTGATATTGGGATATATAAGCCATGGTTTATTATTGTTGTACGCTGAATGATGGTTGTTCGTGCGCTTGTTGTGTCATTCCGAATTGAACTACCTCTGTTTCTCTGATAGACATACCTGCATATTCTAATATCTTGGTAGCCAACTTGTACTCGTAGTCGGGAGACAATTCAAAATCTTGATAGTCTGGTTGAGTCTGATCAAATACAGGCTCACCCCCTGCCAAGTTAATATACGTCCACTTTGGAACGAATGGGTATCTGAAGTAGTTGGCAATCACTTGCCCCGGAATCTTATAACTCACAGGCGTGACCGTCATTACGGTAGCCTGCTGTGTGTACGCAGGGAATAAGGTTGATGGTGTTGTGAGCATTGACGTGTTTAACAATGTTGATTTTGACTGCGTCAACTTCTCTGCCTCTACCGCTGCGCTTGCTTTTAATACCAAGAAGTTAGCAGGGGTGGTGGTGAATATGTTGTTGTCCAACAACAAAACTGTGTTGCTAGAAACCAATACTACATTGGCAATTGTGTTTGTGGTGGTATTAACTACTACATCTCCCGGTACGATATTCGCAGTCAAGAAGTTTGCGGTAGTAGAAACCAACTGAAAAGATACCACAGAGGTATTCGCTCCGGTCTTCAATACTGTTGGGTAGCAGATAACCTTGACCATCATGTAGTACTCATCACCAGTGGTGATTGCGCTTGGTAGCAAGAACACGCTGCCTGCAAAGTTCTGAAGAGGTTTGTTGGAAATAAAAATCTCCATTGCTTCCTCGTAAGTTCTTCTTAAGTCCGCATATCCCACGCCAGACTCGCGCCTGTTCTCCATCGTGATGATCTTGTTATACGAAGAAAACATCTCTTCGTACAATTCCATCTGCGCTTGACTAGCAAACAAGTTGAAGTCTGATGGAGATATATATCCGTAATTGTTCTTATTCAATATGGACAACACGGTATTTCTTACTTCATTAATCATGTTATTGTTTAAAGCAAAGATAAACAAAAAAAAAGAGGGAGCGTTTGCCCCCTCTGATTGATAAGAAATAAAGTTTATTAGATCATCTCTAGACTTTTGTCTAGAAGTTTCAATGCATCAATACCTTCGTCGGTCTGTAGGTACAAAGTAACCTCAACGTAGGGATCCGCGCCGAAAGGAATGTTGATCATCTTCTTCTTGCTTGAAGGAGTATTGAACCAAACTTCCTTGTTTCCGTTTCTAAATGCCAAAACCTTTCCGTCAAAGTACTTGCGTACATTGGACTCTAGTTTCAACATCGGATCATTAATCAAGTTCAAGAATCCTCTTGGATCTTGCTTTGCGTAAATCAATACATCTCTTTTTAATTCGGCAGTACTAACGACCGCTGGGTCTTTACCAAACAAAACTCGAGATACATTTTCCAATTGATCGATGGTTAATGAACGTGCTTCAATCAAAGCATCCACTTCTTCATTTAAGAATTGTACTTCCGCTTGAGCATCTTTCTCGTGGTTTACTTCTGCGAATACGTTGTTCATCATCGGATGGTAATACAAAAACTGCTGAAGAACGGGATTGTTCTTTGGTACGCGGAGCATACCGTCTTCGAAAATCACAGGCTCAATGAGTGGATTACCATCTTGCTCATCCTCGAATGGGCTCTTTTGGTTTATCGCATACCTCAATGGGCGATTAGTATTTGAGTCTTCGTCAAAATACAATAATGGGAATCTCCTAGTACTCCTTGAAGGAATAGTAAATGAAAGGGGAGATGAGTGAATTAGTTTGTAGACTTTGTCTACGGGTGTTGCGTTTTTTTTCATGATATAATTTGATATGATTTTTTACTTTTTAAAAAGGAGAGCGCCGCTAGCAGCACTCTCCAGATTAAATGAATCAACTTTTTTTATTTCGTCAGTGATTAAGCACCGTAACGGAACAATACGAAGTTGTTAGCACCCAAGGTACATACACAACGCTCAGACAAGAAGTTAACTTCCATAGCATCCAAGTCGCTAGTAGCAGCACCACCGGCAGAACCTGTGATCCAAGTCTTATAACGACGATCCTCTGTAGCAGTTGCTCTGTAACGAACGTGCAAGAAAGGACGCTTAGCGTTCTTGCCCAACACCTGATCGTAAACAGTTGTAGAACCAGCAGGAACCAACAATCCAGTGATAACGTTTGCAGTACTTGCACCTGTAGCAGATGAAGTCAAACCACCACGCATTGTAGGATCGTTTAGGTATTTCCAATCTGTCTTGTAGAAGTCATAACCACGACGGAATCCGCTGAACCCAAGGTTCAATGCCATGTTCACGTCGTTCTCAAACAAACCAAAAGAGGCAGCATTAGAAGAACCTGAAGCATTGTAACCATTCAAGGTAGCCAACATATCGTCGATGTCGAAACTGTAATCACGGTTTACGAAGATTACGTTCTCTTCGATAGAACCCTGTTTGTCCAAACGAGAAACGATAGAATCAAAGTCAGCCAAAGTGGTTGGGTTACCACCGCCCCAAACGTTTCCACGGTCGTTCACAACATAGAACACACCTTCAGAACCTTTGAAACCAGCAGCAACAGCACCTGATCCGCTAACGGCAGGAACTGCTTCAATCATAGCGGTCTCCAAGTAATCTTCGAAACGCAAACGAGTCTCGTGCTCAGACTTCAAGTACCACAAGAAACCAGATGCTCCGTTTTCAGTAGTAACTTCAATCCATCCGATCTGAGCCATGTCAGAACCAGATACAGCATACTTGTCCTTGATGATGATAGGGCTGTTGTCGAAGATTTCATCTTCTGCTTCCAAAGAACCCTGCATTCCGTTAGTTCCTTTTTTGAATTCAGAACCGTAAATGAAGATAGTGAAAGTGTTACCAGAAGATGCGTTAGTCATACCGGCTGCTTCGTAGAAAGCAACATCGATAGTAGCAGCAGCGGTGTTAACAGCAGTGATGATACCTTTGTTCTGGGTAGGACCAGCAACGTTAGGAGTGATCACAACAGTTTGGCCTACACGCAAAGCGATAGTACCAGCAGTCAAACCAATAGCAGCACGGTTAGGAACCAATACATCATTGATAGTGAAAGTTGCGGTATCGGCTGTAGTCAAAACAGTTGTAGTACAGTTGATGTACTTAATGTGCAAACGGCCTTGTTCAGCCCATTTGATCATATCTGAGTTTGATGGCATTTCGGCGCCAACCATACGCAAGAAAGAAGAGATAGTACGATTACCGTAACGCTCAAATTCTTTCTCGTAAGTATCAGGAAGATACTGGTTCAAGAAGTTGAAGTCGGTAATGTAGTTAGTAGATAGGGGGACCTGTTGCGCACTCGGCTGCAACTGATAGGTCGGGGTGGATAAAACTGCCATTGTAGTTTAGTTTAGTTTAGTTTTTAGATTTTTTTGATACTTCGGATTTTTAAGCCTTTGCCGGCATCAGGATCAACCACTTTAACCTGGAACCCGTCACTCGCCATCGGCTGAGGTGATTGTCTCTCGCTCATATTAATGTTCTTAATTCTGCGAGTAACATCATCAGTCGCGGCTGATCTGCCTTGTTCATAAAAGTACTTAGCAAACCTTTCGGGATTCATTGCTACCGCTAGCGCTCTATGATAACCTGTTGCATCATTGATCATCCCATCTTTATCCAAGTACTTCGATATGAAGTTTGTTGGTGTCAGTTGGGCTTTCTTCAATTCAGCAGCATCCCCCGGTGTAAATCGTAAAACTTGGTCGTCTAACTTAAATTCAAAACCTTTGAACTCATTGTTAAATACCTCGTCGGTCTTCTTTGAAAACCACTCACGCTTACGCTCGGTCTCTTGCTCCATAGTTTTTGCCTGCGATATATATTGCTTGTAAGCCTGCAATTCTTCTTTTTCTTCTGGAGAAACGTTCGCCGTACTTGACTCAAGGGGCGTTTTGTATTTCTCTTTTTGAGAGTTGAAGTACTGTTTGGCTTCTGCAACCATTTTTTTCTTGGATAGTTTGGCTCTTCTGATAGTTGAGTCATCGTCCAAGTCCTCATTGTATGAGTAGTCTTCCATCATGACATCAATATCATCATCATCCAATCCAGCCTGTGTTGCCTTGAGGTAACTGCGAAGGACATTGTCAGGCGCCATAGAATCAAAGTCTTCCTTCAACTTGATGAAGTCTTCAAATCCTCTGCCTGTTTCCTTGCGGTAATTCAAGTATGCTGATACGTCTGCTGGCAATTGCTCGTCAGAACGTTCAGAAACCAACTCATCAAAAGAGTTGATCTGTTTATTGTAGCGCTTGCTAATATAAGAAAGAACGTCTTGCTCTTGAAGTTCAGCCTCTATCGGTTGTGGGGCCAGCTCTGGATCGGGATCTGGTTCTAGACTTGGAGCGGGATCAACATT